GGGTCAAAGAGGATGGGTCGGAGTACGTTACGGTGACTAAGGCGAAAGAGAAGTACCCTGTCACTCACGTAGATGGCGAAGACCTTATCTGCAAGGATTGGGTAGCCTTCGATCCTGCGTCACCCCGCCAGCGTATCGACAGATTGTGGGAAGCGGGATGGACCCCAGTAGAGAAGACTAAAGGACACATAGAGTATGACCGTGAGCAAAGGAACAAGAACCGTGGCAACTGGAAAGGACGCAGATGATCGTGGGGAGAAGTTTGCTCGTTACGGGTGGACCTGCTCCGAACTGAATTTGTCGTCCCTCCCAGAGGATGCACCTGATGGCGCTAGGAACCTATCGGAGTGGCTCACCCTTGAGGGTCGTAGGTCAAGTCTTGTCGAATGGCTGGGCCACGTGAAGGAAGACGGACGCATCCACGGTAGGTTTACCCACATTGGGGCATGGACGGGTCGTATGGCTCACTCGGCACCTAACCAAGCGAATATCCCTGCAGCTTTCCACGGCACCGCTAAGAGTGCTGTCGATTCCGTTAAGGAGAAGTACGACGGAAAGATGCGAGGTTTGTGGAAGGTAGAGGATGGCAACTGGCTCGTAGGCACCGACGCAGAAGGTATCCAGCTACGCATCCTTGCCCACCTGATGAAGTCTGAGGAGTACATTCACGCTATCGTCAGTGGCAAGAAAGAGGATGAAACTGATATCCATAACGTGAACAAGAGAGCCTTGGGTATGTCTCACGTTACACGGGATATGGCCAAGACCTTCATCTACGCCTTCCTCCTCGGGGCAGGTAACGACAAGGTGGGACAGATTCTCAAGGTAAGCACCAAGGAAGCTGCACAGGCCGTAGAGAATTTCATGGAGAGTATCCAAGGGCTATCCCGCCTCAAGAAGCAAGTGATCCCTCACATCGCAGAGATGGGTTGGTTCAAGGGTTTGGATGGACGTAGGGTTAGTGTACCATCTGAACATAAGACACTGGCTGGACTGCTACAGAATGGCGAGGCTGTCGTTATGAAACATGCGGCGATTAGCTGGACAAACTCCGCAAGGGAAGCGGGGATTAAGTTCAAGCTGGTAACGTGGCCTCATGATGAATGGCAGACGGAAGTGTACGGAGACAAGGAGCAGGCAGAGTTACTGGGTTCCATCCAACGTCAGTCCATTGTTGACACCGGGGTAAAACTCAGTATACTATGCCCTCTCGCAGGATCGACTGATATCGGTCGCAATTGGTTTGACACCCACTAAAGGAGACGACAAATGGGTAAGACGAAAATTGGTGTGTTCGAAGGTGAAATCTACTGGGCGCGTGTGTTCCCCGGTAACATGGACGACAGTGAATACCACAAGGCCACGGAAGGCCAGTACAACTGCATGTTCGTTCCGAAAGACGAAGAAGAGCTGCAGAAGATGCTCAAACTTGGCTTCCCTCAGAAGTCTATGGGTAACCCTATGGTCCGTGAGATCGAAGCTGCAGGTGGTCGTAAGGGCATGAAGCTCAAGCGCCCTAACGTTCATGCTAAGATCGAAGACTTCGGCGGTGCTCCTGTGGTTACCCACGGCAAGACCGACAAGGCTTGGGACATGGACGTTGATGGTGAACTGGGGAATGGCACTAAGGTTGCCGTTCAGATCAGCATCTACGGTGAGGGTTCCACTGCCTCTGTGCGCCTTGAGAAGGTAGGCGTCCTTGAGTTGGTTCAGTTCGAAGCCTCTGGTGCTATCGGCTGGTAAGCAACACTAAGGGGGAGCGAAAGTTCCCCCTAACCCTAACGCGAGGTGAAGACATGAGCATTAAAGCTACGTACGTCGACCACATGGGAAGTGATCTGTCTGTCGTCAACGCAGCACGGGTTAGCTTCGGTAAGAAGAGTGAGTGGGAGCTTGTTACCTTTCACTTGGGCGAAGATTGGCAAGAGGCACAGCTAAGGGCCTTGAAGGAAACAGACGCCAAGCTGATTAAGTATCTGGCTACCCACGGACACTACTCACCCTTTGGTCACTGCTTCGCATCCTTCCACATCAAGGCACCCATCTTCGTAGCACGACAACTGGTCAAGCATGAGTACCTGCGTATGAATGAGATTAGTCGTCGTTATGTCGATAGTGAACCTGAGTTCTATGAACCTGAGGTGTGGCGTGGGCGTAGCAAGGACAAGAAGCAAGGGTCTGATGGGGTAATCACTACGTCTTGTGTAGTTGATCTAGACGGAGAGTATACTCACCCAAAGTTTGCATCAGATGACGTAAACAAGACTGCACTTGTCATATACAAGCGTATGATTGGAGCCAGTGTCGCCCCTGAAATGGCCCGTATGGTCCTGCCTCAGTCGATGTACACCGAATGGTACTGGTCAGGTTCGATGGATGCCTTTGCGAATATGTGCAACCTACGTCTTAAGGAAGATACCCAGTACGAGACACGGTTGGTAGCACAACAGATCGACAAAGTAATGGGTGAGTTGTATCCCGTAAGTTGGAAAGCCTTAGTACATGAACAAACCTGACATCATCAATACCCTCTTGGTGGACGGTGACATCATTGCCTATCGTGCTGCATTCTCTGTAGGCGACCTTGGGTATCCTTGGGAAGTAGAGGCTAAGGTAGACGACCTGATGGACTACGTTATCGGGGAAACCCTTGTGTTCTCTAGTGGTAGTGACTACACAACCTATCTGACGGGAAAGAACAACTTCCGCCATGACATTGCTGTGACTGCCGAATACAAGGGAAACCGAAAGCCTTCTGCTAAACCTGCCATGCTACCTGATGCTAGACGCTACCTAGTGGAAAGCTATCGTGGTCGGATCATCAATGGTCAGGAAGCAGACGATGCTATCGCTATTGAGGCTACGAGGAATGATCCAGACACGACTGTAGTTGCTTCTGTTGATAAGGACATGCTACAGATACCTTGTTGGCACTTCAACTTTGTGACTGGCGCTTGGACCTTTGTAGACGAAGCATCTGGTAGGAAGTCTTTCTACAAGCAAATCCTAACTGGTGATGCAGCCGACAACATCAAAGGTATCTTCAAGGTTGGACCTGTGAAAGCAGATAAGATTCTTGATGGCATCACGGAAGAGAAAGACCTGTATGAGGCTGTAGTCAAAGCCTACGATGGCGACAAGGAACGTGTGTTGGAGAATGCTAGGCTCTTGTGGCTACGCAGAGAAGAGGGACAGATGTGGCAACCCCCAGAGTAACAAGCGTAAGGGCTAGGGCTATCAAGAACGGATACCGCTCTGGTCTCGAAGAGAAGATTGCCAAACAACTTGAGGAAGCTGGGATTCCATTTGACTACGAGAAGCTAAAGGTTCCCTACGAACTGGCAGAGACCCGTAAGTACACTGTGGACTTCCAGCTTCCCAATGGTATCATCGTAGAGACCAAGGGGCTGTTCAAGACTGAGGATCGTAAGAAACACCTTTTGATCCAGAAACAACACCCAGAGTTAGACATTCGGTTTGTCTTCTCTAATGCTAGAGCTAAACTCTACAAAGGCTCTAAGACTACCTATTCGGATTGGTGCGATAAGTACAACTTCAAATGGGCTGACAAAACAATTCCTACAGAATGGATACAGGAACCATGAAAGACGCTCTTTTCTTCCGAATGGGATACTTCTTCGATAAGGTTTCTGATTGGGCCTTCCAGCAAGTCTCTGACACCTACCTGATCGTCAAGGAAGCTGAGATCGATCGTGAGATCGAAGATCGTATGTACCAGATGGGAATGACCAAGGTAACGATCTACCATGTGAATGAGGGGCCTATTCACCGCGATAGTATCCCAGATGATGAAGGTCTGCCAGATGGTCTGGATTGGCTGCTAGAGGTCAAGTGCCGTTTGGATGGCAACACCAGCATCGTGGATATTCCCCTGTGGTTTGACAACTTCAATGAGGCTTACGAGATCGTCAACCACTTCCATACGGATGTGGAGCCAAAGGTAATCTATATCTCTCGTGGGGGTGTCTAATGACAAAAGCAAAGGTACTTCTGGTTGACCCAGAG